TGCCATTCAAGGTCAGCTTCTCAATGATCGCCTGCCCTGTCGGATCGGCGCCATGAATCAAAACCACCTTGGTTGTGGCCCCATCAGCTTTGATTGTCACCGATGAATTGCTGACGGGCATGCCGTCACCAACCTTGCAACCGGCTACCAGAGCCGCTGGAGCAATTGTCAACACAACTGCGCCACCCGGGGAAGCCGCAACCGTGACAGTGCCCACTTGTGCCGATGCCAGTTTGAGCCCAAGCACCGCAGAAAACGTCTGTGTGCCAACAACGGCCGTTGTGCCGTTCAGATCCAAGAGCTCAAATGCCGGATTCCCGGAACCGTCCAAGCCCAACACGGTAACGCGCGCCGTATCTGCCGCATTAGAAGATACGACCTCGATTACGCCAGGCGCGGCTAATTGGATACCAACGTCCCCATCAAGGCCAAGCTCTGCACGATCTGCTAAAGCGCTGGTGCTGCCGTCTGACTTCATTTCAAAAGTCATTGAATCCCAGGCATCGCCCCCGCCTTCAAACATGACCGTAAACAGATCGTCACCGCCCAGATCGTCAACTACTTCCAGGATATCCTCGAAAGCGATCGAAACCTGTTTGCCTTGAGACGTGCCCGCGGAAATATCGATGTTGACCTGCTCGGTATGAGCCCCATAATCCTGACTGGTGAGGTCAATCGCATTCCCATAGGCATTGTCCAGCACCGCCGTGCTTTGCGTTGACGGGTTGGTTTTCATGCATATGACTTCTTGCGCGCCCGCCTGGATCTCCTCGTCGTTGGCTGGCGCAAAAGCCATGGGCACGGCCTCGTACAAATCGCCGCTGCGGAAATAGTCACGCTCTTGCCCAGGTCGCGTAATCCGGATGAAATCATCCGGTTCGCTCATGTCTGATACGGGCCTGCCTCCCTCGGCAGTACCAATCAAGGCGACAATGCCACTTGCCCCTAGCCCAATCGCTTCGAGTCCCCGAGCATCCACGACACTGTAAGACCCTGGCCGAGCGATCAACAAACCGTTAAAGAATATAGTGCTAGCTCCCATAATCGACTCCTACACGGGAAGACAAAGGAATTTTTCGTATTCCCGACGCCAGTCTTTGACAGGCATCCGTTTGAAACCCTGATCCATCGCCCATCGACGAAAACCAGCCATGCGGTGAGGTTTTTGCCCAGATACCCGGATGAAAATGTCAACCGAGACACCTGATCTCGATGGATTCTCAATGGCTCGTTTTGGTTTGGTTACGATCGGCGCCGCCTTTTTTTCAGGTGGCGGCACAATCAAAACCCCTGGATCGGATTCTGCCTGCATTGTCTTTTCCTCGGTCCCCTCGGTTTCAAGATCTGGTCCCGATACGTCTGGACCAAAAATTGGTTTCTTTTTCTTAGCCATCTTCTCCCTCGACGTATGGCACCAGTAATGTTTTCACTGGCCCAGGATCACTTGGACTGCCGCTTCTGTCAATATGTATGCCTGACACACGGAAGGCCTTTTCAAGCCTTGACGTGTGCACTATCCGTTTGAATTCTCGATTTACTTTGACGCTCAGGTACCGCATGAATAGGTGAGTTGGGATATATTCAGGACTAGGCTCAATGTCGCCGCCAGATAACGTCAAATCGTAAATCCCGACGTCATAAAACCCCGCTTCAAGAATGATTGATTTGGCTACTTCATACCAATACAGCGTGACGTCTGGGTGATCCGAATAGACCAAAATGTTGTAGTTATGCTCCCAAAATGACGTCTTGATATCAGCCCCGTACAACGGATCTTCAGGATCCTCGACGATTCCGCCATCGTCCCCTAGCACCGTTTCGCTTTCATGCTCGTTGACGAGCACGATTGCGAACAAAGGAAATTCATCGTCTGACCGCGCGAAACCATGGCGCACATGCGGGGGCTTGGCCTCCCATTTCTCTTTGATGGAATCAACCTCGCCCTCCTCGAGCTCGAAATTCTCAAAGATGATCTCTAACAGGGTCGGATCGGCCGTAATCGCATCGATGCCCTGCTCCATAGCCCGGTAAATGAACCTTTGAATCATACTAGCGCCTCCACATAGGCTTTAACCGTATCCTCGGCGATACTCTCGATATACTTCATCACCTGTTTGTGAAGCATATCGCCTTTGCGAGCTGGACGTATCCAAGGGGAGGACCCAACCTTCTTGCCCTTCTCATCCTTCGCGATCGTCCGAAACGTCATGTAAAAAGATTGGGTAGCTTTCTCGTAAGTCTTTTCCGAGCGAATCATCCCAGAATAGATATCCACCGCATGGTACGGCCTCAATTTTTGAATACCTATCTCTTGGAAAGCTTCAGCGGTTTGCCCAGCACCCAGCCGCCCGCCATATCGCAAAACACCGCCTGGACCCCCTACGGTTGGCTCTAGCGTTTTCGCTAGATCATGAACCTGTTTGCCCCATCTTTTCGCCTGCTTTTTGTAGTCACTCTTTTGGTAGGGCCGACCCATTGGCTGGCCAACTGCACCGCCAGATCTGGGTGTGGCATGCCGAAACGGAATAGCCCGATACTCCCCGCCCTTTGCCGTAGGGTGTTTACCCCGTTGGCCCAACGGCACCAACGGCACGTTAGGCCCTAACAACGTGTCGTGGAGCTCGATCTTTTTGGCGTCGTGCTCGAGCATGTTGGGCAGCTCACCCACAAGAGAGATCACCGCCACGCCTGGCCGCAACCGCACCGGTTGGATCCCTTTGAGGTACGCGCGGCGCGTAGTGAAATAGGTCTTGCCCGCCAAACGCCGCCATTCAGCTTGACCCGCATCCGCCATATTGAACAGGATCTCGGTCAATGCCGCGTCACTCATCCCCGCAATCAACGCCCGCGGGACCATGTTTTCTAGACCCATGACCTCAATCACAACAAAAACTCGTATCGGACCACCGCTTGGGTGGGTAATGGTGTTTGGTCGCCGATAGGACTCTTGGTTTTGAATTTGACGGGCGTTACCCGGGTTGTGTGCGGGTGTTCAATCACTCGCCAGGTTGGGTGGCAGAGGTAGTGCACCGCAAACCGCGTCCCAACACCTGGCGCCGTCGTGAATTTGATATCGCCAGTATCCAAAAGGAAGTCCCGCGGAGTAACAACGGTACCCTGCTCGTACACGGTATCAACCGTGCGGACTAAATTGACCTGCGCTGCAAGGTAGGTCAAAGGCAAGGTATCGGTGCCATCGGCGATCGCAATTTGGCTGTAAGGAATAAAGGCGTCGATGTTTACAATGCGATCCCAATAACCAAGCTTGTTCTCGGGCCGCACGGTCAGATTGGCAGTCCCTTCGACTCGTCGCCGCGCCGCCGCGTAGGGTTCCTCTTTGCCAAAAAACGACGTCATGATCCCGTTGATGATCGATGCGTCGTTGTCTTGTAAGAGCCGTGTTTGTAGCGGATTCAAATCACCCACGATTTTGGGATCAACCACCGACAGCCGAGGCTGAAACATCAGCCACCCATGCCCCTCACAGAGCGTGCAATTCGGATCCGGTTGATCGGTCTGCAGGTTGTTCCCCGCGCACGGGCAATAGCACGCCTGGGTCCACGCGAGCCGGCCGAACGATTTGGTTTCGATCGCAAGGGTGAAGTCATTCGGCTTGAAGTCCACCCGCTTGCCAGTCTCTTTTACCCCTTCGGGTAGACCAACAGTCCCGGGCGGCAAACTGAGTACAGGACCAGCCATCTCACACCACCATTATTTTTTGGCCGTGGAAATACTTCTGCATCGTAGGTACCCAATCCTTTATTTCCTGTCTATACTGTATTAATCGTGCGCCGTACCCTGCATTTGTAGCGCTTGACGTAGTGTTGAAATTTTGCGAAAGCCCGTCGATTGAAATCGATTGACTGGCGATCCCGGCGCCCCCTAATAAATCGCCCGCGATATTGAGGGGACCGAACGAGGCAATCTTCCCGACCAATTCTTTGAGATCAATCGGGAACCTATCCAGCTTCGGATCCGGGTGACTGATCGAAGGTGGCTCAGATCCAGGCACAAACCCGTAGCTCCCCTCTGGGGGCAAGCCAAACCCAGCCGTATAGCTCACCCGAAACACATCAGGGATTTGCCGCGAAATGGATCGGTGCATCCACGGAAAATGCCAATGGTGGAATCCAAGAGCGATTGTCGACGACCCCGCCGGTCCGGGTATGATCTGCAGGTGACCTTCGAACCGCTGCAGGCTCAGCCAATCTTTGCTAAAGACATGCACCTCTTGATTCCCGGGCATGACTAGCCGCACCTGCTCGACACTGATCACCGGGTGCCGCGTCAACCGCAGATACATCCACTTCGACCAGTCTTCCGCGTAAAAATCGTGTTTTTCCTCCTCAATGACAGTGGGTAGGATCGGGATATCTAGCTTGGTTTCCAACCAATCGATCGCCGCTCGAATGCAGTGCACGTAAAGACTATCCGGGTAGGGATTGCCTTGATCGTCTGTCAGATCCAAACCAAAAAGGTAATGGTTCTTGAGCTCGTCGATCGTCAATATCGACAGCGCCTCGTCAACCTCTGCCGGTTGCGGATCCGAAAAAACGCTACTGGTCGCCGTCGCTGGGTTGTACAGCCAAAATCGGTACCAATAGTGCGCGCTCCCGTCTGAATCCGTGAACGTGTACTGCGTTTGGCCAGAAACCAAGCTTATCCACGTGGATGGGCCTGTGATCTCGCGCCACGGACCACCACTGCCACTGGTGCTCCGCTGTACTCGAATAATCGTGTACCCCGCAGCAATTTGATCCTCCACGTCAGGGATCAAAATTGTCATGTTGACAGGGAAAACCGGCCCGCATGCTCGATCTGCCATGGTCTCAAT